CTCTCGGGTTCTCAGAACAAACGCTATGTTAAAGAACTTAATGATCAACTATGTTGATCTGGCCTCCAGAAATGGGGGCCGGTCCCTCGTCAAAACCATGATTCTCATGGCTCGACTTGGGATGGGGGCCATTAGCCGTTCACAGGTGGCATCCGTTGCAGCTTATTCATTCGCTGTTTCTCGGCTCATCCTTTTCCAGGGTGTGCCGGGAACAGTTAAGTACTTGAAAGCATCGTACGTTCTACTGATGCAATCGAGTGCTGGAATGAAAGTGCCAGCCTCTTGGTCTCTTGGGACCAATGTCTCTCGGACTCGATCGGGTTTACCGCGACTTATCGCGGCGCACCATCGAGCGAATATCCGGGGAGGTTGTAAAAGAACTCTCAAACTCTGGGTATCTCTATTCGCCCTTTACCGGGTGTTAGAGTATCCAGGGAAAGTGAGTTTTAAAACAGTTTACTCGGCTGGTCCGGAGATCGAAGTACTCCTTCGGGAGATCGGGACCTTTATCTGGACGTTCCTATGGAACTCTCCATTTTGGGCCTTTCTCTCTAATAGATTACTTAACCTCCGGTCTACATTTGCTCGGAATGCCCGCGGTGGGACTGAACAGAGTAGTCTGTCAGCAACACCCTTCGCAATCGCGAAGTCCACGCCGATTCGGCTGAAAAGGGGATTAAAAGTAGGGGAGAGTTCAAAGAAACTCTTTAATTCTACCTCTATTCCTTCTCTCCAAGCCGCTGTTTTGACGTGGAAGCATTTTTCAACGCTCCAGGACTCTCTGTTAGGAATGATGTCCCTTACGGGAAGTCACAACTTACAGATGTTCTTGGACTTTATCTCATTATCTGTGTCAGGTGTAACCTTCACTGGAGGGATTTCGGTCCCTACTGATGATGATTATACCTACTTAGAAGATGCGACAAAGGGTCTCTCTGGAGACTTCGTTGGATATGCCGCAGAAGATTGGGAGGTGCAAACATCTTTTCTCGGTAAGCTCGCCATTAAAAGCGAGCCTGCCGGGAAGGAGCGGGTCTTTGCTATCGTAGATGCGATTACGCAGTGGTTGTTAAAGCCATTGCATAGTCTTATCTTTGATATGCTCCGACTCATTCCGCAAGATGGTACATTCAACCAAATCCAGCCTTTAGAGCTTTTGCTCCAAAGACATAGAAATGAGCGAGTGTACGTTGCATCTCTCGACCTTTCCGCTGCTACCGATCGACTTCCTGTATCTCTTCAAACAATGCTTCTCAGTCACCTTTTCGGTGACCGATATGCGTCGTTGTGGAGAACCTTATTGACCTCAAGGGAATATGCTATCCCGGCTCTTCAGCCAGGACGGTTTATCCCCAGCGAGGTCCCTATGGAGGGAGTCGTTAAGTACGCAGTGGGGCAACCCATGGGAGCTCTGAGCTCATGGGCAATGCTGGCGTTGACACACCATCTCCTGGTCCAGTATTCGTGGTACCTTGTCTGCCAGCGAACAGGTAAAACCTATTCGTGGACAGCTGAGTACGCCGTACTGGGGGACGATGTGGTCCTGGTTGGTAGAGAGCTTTCAGACAGTTACCAAGCTGTCATGAAAGATTTAGGTGTAGGAATTGGCCTACATAAATCCCTAATTTCAACTAACCAGTTAACCATGGAATTCGCCAAACGGTTTTACTCGGAAGGTGTGGACGCTTCGCCCATCTCCTTCGCGGAGTTAGACGTGGCGTCTAGATCGTTGTCTTCAGCTCTCGAGCTGAAACGACGGCACAACATCCGGACTCCGGATTTCCTCCGGGTTCTGGGTGTTGGTGCCTTCGCTGTATCTAGATTAACCGCTCCTGTCTCACGACGGGTAGCGGCTTACGTGCTCGCACTACGATGGCCTTTCGGCGATAACCAGGCTATTCCTTCGGTCCTGTTTGACTCGCGTCATCCGGAACCAAAAGGAGTAGTCCGATTCTCAATGTTTGGGGCTATCGCAGTTGCTTTGGGTGAGAGTCTTCTTACCCGAGCTTTGCGAGCGCAAGAGCTTCTAGAGGCATACAAAGGTACGCCTGCATACTCTGGGATTACATCTCCGCTTGCTTACCCTCGGGTGAGCAAGTGGGGATCCCCGAGTATGATGCTCTTACTGGCGGGATCCGTCGACCCTTCATACTCTAAGTTATACACTCCCTTTGGGGGGTATGTAACTTCGTGTGCGAAGTTAGACGAATTCTTCGACCGGTTTGAGGCCTTCACCCAATGGGCACTTACTCCAGAGCTATATGATTTCCCAGGTCTGTACCAAAAATGGTCAGACCTGCGAGATCTGTTAGCCCTAGTGCGAGTGCCTGATGGGGAAGCTGAAGTAATGATTGAACCGCCTTCAGAGCAGGAAACTGCCCTGGAGAAAGTTCCTGAAGTACTCCAGTTTTGGAGGGTGGCGGAGATCTGGCGAGCCAGAGCGCATCGACTCGAGCGACTAGTCGCTGAGCGAAAGCTGCACGGTACCATCAAATGGACGGCGAGTGGCTTCCGGCAATGGGACCGAACTAAGTTGGTGCAGGTCATGAACCTGTACGACCCAGGACGGTTGCCAAAGTCAAAAGTTCTCTAATAGTGCATCTGAGCACC